CCCTGGTCGTCAAACGTGGCGACTGCATAATATGCGGAACTAAGTCCAAATTTGACCTTATTCGCCATTTATCAATACCTCCATGGTATAAATCGTTTCATGCATCTTTTCGTCGCCAAGGTACTCGCATTCCTTCGACCAGCTGAGGCCGGCCTGACGAAGCTTGGCCTCGACAGCCAGCTCCAGATCGATGTCCTTGGCATCCGTATAGAGCTCGATGACGAGCTGCGTGATGCTCTGATAGTTGCTGTTGTCCGCGTACAGGTCGTCTGACTGCGGATAGAAAAAACAAACGAACGGCGGGGCCTGCACCGTGCCGTCAGGAAACTGATAGTAACTCGCCGGGAGCCCGAAGCTTTCCACCAGTGTTTTTACCTCGCTATACTTCATATCGTGTGATCCTCCATATAATCGATAAATCTGTTGATCGCTTCGTCGATTGCCCACTCCTCGACATCTTTGATGTGTTCCACCTGGCCGACGCTGCGCTTCCCGGTCCGATCCAGATGGCCGTGCTCCAGAAGATGGGCCAGCCGGTAGGTCGGCTTGTTTCCATAAACAGTGGCCCCGACCTTGATCCTTCCGGTCTCGACTTTGTAGGTCCAGCCGGAAGCATAGTTTCCGGTCATCTTCGGGGATACGGACTTCAGCTTCTGCGCCGATTCCTTCGCCACCTTGGGTATGACAGTCGTTAGTGCTTCCGCAGTAAGACCGTTATACGCATCCAGATAGCCTTTAACGACCTCTGCGAAGTTGAATCTGTTGGTATTAACTACTGCCATTCGTGCCTCCCTTCCGCTCACAATAAAGCTCTATCGTGCCGTTATTCGGGCGAAAGGTTCTGTAAACGGCGTACCTCTCGGATCCGCGGATCAGAACAGTCTGACCGGAGTAGTCCAGGTCCGTCATCACGAACCTGAACTGCGGGTTAAGGCCGTTCCTGCCGCCGTCGAATACTTCAGAGGCAGAAACGGAATCATAGTAGCCATAGACCTTGACCGGCGTTTCGACTTTCTGATCTACCCCGTACCGATCCTTTGTATAAGTGACCGTGACCAGGTCAGCCGATTCAGGGATCCTCATTCGGCGCCACCTTTCTCAGCTCGTCGACCTGCAGGCGGTAGTCCGCCATGTTGGTCTCGATGTCATTGGAATCGATGCCGAACCGGGACCGGGCGAAAGACCGGACACACCCAAGGGTGGAATAATTGGCCTCGTCATTGGCGACGTCCTTATCCACCCCTTTGTTGATCATGTCGGCCCGGCACTCCTCGATGATGTCGGTGATCTCCTGGACCACGTTGGCATCCGTCGATACCGTCCGCACGGCGAATTTAATTTTGTTTAAATACTCTGCGCTTACGCTCATGCCGGGCCTCCTTTACTCGATCAGGTCGAAGCAGCCTGCTTGATGACCTGCATGCCGTTCTTTGCAACGAGATCTGCGCCTGCAGTCTGGGTTCCCTTGATACCGATCATGCTGCGCTTGAAGTAGTCACCGCCTTCATCGGTCTCTACTGCGTAATTGCCCCACATGGGCATATCGATTGCGCCCGGCTGACCATACAGCTGTGTGCCAGTGGTCAGGCCGTCAAGGATCCTGAAGGATACGGCCATGCCGCCTTCCTTGATGGTGCCGTTGGTATTGGTTTCATCCGCGAAAGTGATCTCATAAAGAGCTTTCTTTTCGTTGGTCCCGCGGACATTGCCGAGGGTAGCCAGATCGGCCTGGGTCAGGTACAGTTTGCAAGCGCCCTTGCCCTTGATGGGACGGAAACCCAGGACAGTATTGCGCAGGAAATTCTGATCCAGTGCTCTGGAGAAGATGGCCTGCTTGAGGCTGGAAGCCTGCACGGCTGCAATGATCTTCGCAGATGCTGTGTCACGCAGTGCAGAAACAGCGGAATCCTCGATCGCGCCCTGGTAGTCCAGCGGGCTCTGCTTCTTGACCTGCTTGGAAATCTCATCGAGAACGCCCCACTCTGACGGGCTGATATCTACATAGTTATAGGTGGAAGCTGTGCCACCTACTGCGGAGCCTTCAGTCACATCTGCAGCAGCTGCATCTGTGGCCTTGTATGCGGCTCTCCATGTGCCGACGCCGTCAAGCGCGAAAGCATGGACATCATCTACGATGTCGCTTGCGGATGCTGCAAGGCCGCTGATGCCACCAACTGTGACCGGCTTTGCGATATGTCCGGTGGAAAGGAGCTGCCTGGTCTCCATGACCATGCGGCCAGTTCTCACGAATTCATCTGCCTTGTTCTCGGTTTCCGGAGTAACTACCGGAGTGCTGTTCTTTGTCTCAAGTGCCATCTTTGCTCTTACCTCCATTTCCTCTTTGTTGAGGGATTCTGCCTCGGTAGTGATCTCTGCGAGGCGGGTTTCTGTTACATCTTCAGCGCCGGCTTCTATGGTCAGCTCGGCCCTTCTTGCCTCGATCTCCTTGAGGCGCTCCATGTATTCAGTCATCATTGACCTCCTTGTGGTATTTGTTGATTGCAGCAAGGGCCTTCGCTCTTGCCTCGTTTATAGCAATGCTCTTCAGTCTCTCCGCCTCCAGCTCTGCGATCACTCCGTCGCAGTAGCTCCGAGCACTGATCTCTGTTCCATCATTTGCGGGAAGGCTCACGGCTGAAACGTCGTACAGCTTGCGCACCTTCGTGATCGTCCTCAGGACATCGATTGCGCCTGTCTCCCTGTCTTCCGTGATCTCCCGCTTATCCTCATCGACTGTGAAGCCGAAGGACATCTTTGTGATATAGCCGCCTTTGATCTCCTCATAAAGCGCCCTGCCGGTCTCGGTCCCGCCGAGATTGGCTTCCATGTGCAGGCCGTGGTCATCGGTATCCAGCTGCAGCGTGTTATTGCTGATCCTGGCATATACCCTGCCCTGGTGATCGAACTGCATGATCACATCGGACATGTCGCACTCGTCGAATGCGGCCGGATCGATCTGCTCGCGCACTGTGTACCCGCTGAAGCTGTAAAGCTCATAAGGCTCACTAAATGTGCAGGCATAGCCATCGACCATATACTCCTCGTCCTGCTGGTCTTCTTCTGCCGCCTTTACCCGGATCTCCATGCGGCGGTATTCCCTGCCGGATCCGATCTTTTCCATAATCTTGTCGAGTTTATTCTGTTCCATCACTGCCTCCTGTGCTGTCTGGATTGTCTCCGCCGACCTGGTACTTGCTCATATCAGTCGACTTGATGTAGTTAAGAGATACGTATGATACATCCCCGTCATCCGTCGGCGGGTAACCGAGGAGCTCCAGGTACTGGTTCTTTGTGAGCAGCCCGATCTCCTTCGTGCTGTTGATGATGTTAAGCTTCGTGGCCCACGATGCTCCTGTGGCCGCGCCGGATGTCACGATGATCGCATTCCCGAAGTCCTGCTCCCGCCTCGTGAACAGCGCCTTTGTGAATGCTTCTCCCATCTCCTCCCAGAAGGGCTCGACGATGGAGTCGAAGTAGTTCATCATGGTCTGCTCTGTCGCGGTATTCTTCACGACTTCCTCCGGAGTCCTCCAGAAGGTGTACAGCCGCTTCTCCAGTTCCTTCATCTGGTCGGCATCCGTCGCCCAGGTGGACACGGTCAGCGGCGTATAGACTTCTGTGGAATCCAGCGCCACGATCCCGCCGCTTTTATCGGCAGCCTGGATCCTCTTCACAAAGTCTTTCTGCGCCTGCTCCGCACTCTTCGTGGCGAGCATGGCGTTCTTCTGTGAGAAGAGTCCGTGGATCTTATTGGACACCTCCATGGCTTTCTGCAGTGATGCGTACATCTCCTGCACCATCATGAGGGACCCGTTCAGTGCCTTATTGCTCTGGCTCATGTATGTCGACCCGTCGTACTTCCGGCGGAGGACCACAAGATCTTCCATGCTGACCGTCACGCGCTCGCCCTCTGGAGTGCGCAGCTCGACAGCGTAGCCCTCCCTTCCGACAAGCTTCCGGATCTCAAATTCGAGATAGACCAGTGGCCACACCTCGATCGGGTGCATCCGCTCGTCCCACCGGATCCAGGCGAATGCCGTATTCGTGACCTGCGCCTGCCATGCCATTGCATATTTGAATTCCTGCGAAGTCATCATCGGATTCGGACGGGCGAAAAGCTTCGTGTAATCAGATGTCCGCCGGATCTCCCGGATGCGTCCGTTCTGATCCTTCAGTACGTGCAGGATCTGACCGCGGGAGACGTGCGTCGCGTTCGTGTCCAGGACAGCCACGCAGGTCGCGTCATCCGTGACATCGGTGTTGACGTTGACGGATCTCGTCCCATAGCCGGAGATATAGGCCGTCCGGCTGACAAGGCTTTTGATA